CTGGTGTTTGTGCTGCAAATTCTTTACCAATTTCAGGGTTGTCTCTTTTGAATTCAAGTTCTTTTATTTTATTTTCACCTTCTTGAATTTTAACTTTAAGTTTGTTTTCTAACTCTGATCCTTTTAGTGCTGTTTGTAAATCTGCTTTATCTTTAGCAAGTTGTAGTTTTAATGCTTTCTCTTGATTAAATAAACCTTGTTCAAATGTTTGTTTTCTATTCATTAAAAGATCTTCTCTTGCAATAGCTTCTTTAGCTTTTTCATCTTCTATATCATAGCCTAATTTAGCAAGCTCCATGTCTCTTGCGCTTGTTCTTTGACCTTCTACAGAATCAAAAAATTGATTTAAATTTTCACCACCAAAAGCTTTACCTAAGTTAGCTAAAGTACTTCCACCGCTTGTTTCTGATAAACCTTGTAGTCCAGATTGAATTAAATATTTACCAAGTGGATCAATAGTTGGTTGTGCATATTTATCGTATACTTCTTTATATCTATCTCCAGCAGATGGATTTTCTTGTCCATTAGCATAATTTTTTCTATCTTCAATACCGGACATGATACCATTCATATTGGTAGATCCACCTCTAAACATTGGTCTTCTAAATACTCTGCTCATTATGCTGTCTTAACTGGGTTTAATGTTCTGTAAATTCCTGCTAATCCTGATCCTGCACTAATTAAAGATTGTAGACCACTTGGATTAGGTGTTTGTTCTTGAATTGATTTACCAGGATAACCTGCAATTAATTGTGTTACACCTGAACCATATTGCTGTGCTGCAGTTAATGGTTGATTTAAATTTTGTATATTTAATTGTTGGTTAGCAGTTAATTCATTTTGTCTTTGTGCTTGTAATGCTCCACCTAATGTAGTTAGACCTGCAACTTGTTGACCTTGTAATGCAGGAACTTGTTGAGCTAAATTCATTTGATTAGCAAATTGATTTTGTGCTAATTGATTAGCTTGAGTAAATCCTTGACCTAATAATTGTGCTTGTAATGCTGCTCTGTTTCTATCTGAGTTTGACATGTATTCTGCTTGTGCAACACCTTCTCTTGCACCACCAAAAGCACCAGAGGCTATAGCACTTTGAGATATATTACCTAAACCTTTTTGTGCTTGAAGATCATACTCACTTAATGTTTGATTAATGACATCCTGTTGATAAGGAGACATAAACTGTTGATAGCCTGTAGGACCTGTAGCTGCGCCTGCAGCTTGAATGTATGGTTCGTATGCACCAATACCTGATTGTAATTCTTTAATAGCTTGTTGTTGTAAAGGATCTAATCCTGCTACGTTTTGAGCACCATATACTTTGGAAAGATCAGCACCTTTAAAATCACCTACTGCAGAAGAAAGATCTTCTAAATAAGTTTTACCCGCTGCTTCTATAAATTCCGGTGGCCTGACTCTAGTTTCACTAATTGCCATTATACTGTTCCTCCGTTTTCTAATTTTTTCATAGTGTCATACATAATCTGAGCACCTTTATTTACGCTACCACCACCTGCTGCTCTTACAGCATCAGCAGTAAATACGAATTCGTTGTTTGATAACATTGCAGGAATGTCATCTGCCTTTTCTTTTACACCAACTGGAGGAATAAATCCACCTGTTTCTCGTAAATCTAACTCTTTTACACCCTTAGGATTAATATTAATATCTAGTCCTTCAATCCCTGAAGCCTGTTCCACTAAATCATCAGACCCATAAGCACGGTTTATTCTACCACCATTAGCTAATAATCGTATAGTTGGCGGAAGACCCATTTCTTCTGCTTGTTTTTTTCTTATTTCGTTTTGAATTTTCATTCTCTCTTTATCTTCTTCAGATAGCTTTGGAGTTTTATAAAATTTTTTTGCATTATTTTTATTTATTATTTCCCGACGTTTTCTTTCTTCAGGTGTCATATTTTTTAATATTTTTTCTAAAGGATCTGGCATTTTAACAGGAGGTATTTTACCTTTTAACAATTCAGTTAAAGTAGGTAAAGGTTTGGTTCCATCTTCATAACCCATTCTACCACCATATGCCATTTTAGGTTTCATATATCTCATAACTTCTTCAAGTGTATATCCAGTGTTTTTTAGATCTTTTTTAAAATCATTCATTAAAAATATTTTTGTATCTCTATCTACTCCTTTAGCAGATTCTTGATATGTTGTTAATTTTCTAGCTAAACTTTTTGCAATTTGATCAGAAGTTGTAGTATCTTTCATCATAGAATCTGAAGGTTTAACAATTTCTTGTTTAGGTGTACCGTTTTTTAAACTAATACGTCCGCCATCGGCCATTGCTGCTTGAGCTAATGGGCTTGCGTTTTGATTTACATTAACTCTAGAAGCAGGAACACCGGTTGTTGGTGATTGACCTATTGATTCTAGATATTGGTTCATTAAACCTCTCATAGTAGAATTTCCTTGTTGAACTGCGCCATCTGGTAATCTATATGATACAACATCTCCTGTCATAGGTCTGTTCATAGCACCACTCTCTTGAAGAAAACTTTGAAAACCACTCATAAAATTTTTTGGTATAGTTTTTCCTGTAACAGGATCTGCTATGTCTGCTTGATTTCTTATAGTTGGGTCTGAGACTGGTAAGTTTGTAATAGGTTCTGCGCCTGGTAAGTTTGTGATAGGTCTATCCGGTGTTGCAATTGGTAAGTTTGTAATAGGTTCTGCGCCTGGTAAGTTTGTAATACCTACACCATTTGGATTGCCTGCAATATTTTGATTCTGCATAACATTTTTTATTAAAGGTGGGTTGTAAGTGTTTCCCATCTGTTGTTGCACTTGGTTTCCAAATGTATCTGCAACAGTTTCTGGTGTAACTGTAATTGCACTTGATCCATAAATAGGATCTGTTGCATCATAAGATACTTCTCCGCCAACTTGATAATTAACTCTACCACCCATGGCATAACCACCTTGACCAGAAGTATATTCAGACGTATCTCTTGCTACGTTTTCTGCTATTTGATCTGCAGAGTATCCTAAATTTTTATAGTAAGAAGCTAAATATTGTCTTAATGCTCCAACATTTCTTTGTGATTCCATTTGAACTTCTTCAGGTGCACCTGCCAAAGCTGCTAAACCTAAACTACCTGCTGCTCCCATTAATTTTTGTGTACCACTTAAACCTGAATATAAATTTTTAACTTTACCAAACATGCTTCCTAAACCTGCACCCTTACCACTAAATAAACCTGCTCCAGGTAAATTACCAAATTTAAAACCTGCACCAAATCCTCCACCTAAACCATAAGCACCAAGTCCTAATATAGCAGCTTTACCTATAGGTGACTTAACTACTTTTTTTATAGTTTTACCAATAGACTTTACGATACTTCCTAGTCCGTACATTTGTCTTGGCATTTGTGATCTTGAGATTGGCATAGTTTATTCCTTATCTGATCCAGCGCCGAGTACCGGCATTGCAGCTACTTTTATTTTTAAAGAACGCATAACATCTTCTTTTTGAGTAGCAGTTGATGGGTTTGCAATATCATCTTCAGCTTCTTTATCTGAATTATATTCTACATTAGTTTTAGTATTTCGCAATACTACTTCTGTTTCACACTTAACAACTGGTACTTTTTTACCATTTATTTCTGTGTATGTTACTTCACCTTCTTCTTTAAACGCCATATTTTTCTCCTTAATCCCTGTTAATTTCCAATATTGATGCTACGACATGTAATTCATTAGCATCAGATGCAGTGACTTTTAATATTTCACTTTCTAATAATACTAATGGTTCAGATAACAATTGTACAGCAGTATTAGAAGCTATTGATTTTACATTAAATAGATTAAATACAGCACTTGCAGCATTAGTTAATGTCGCTGTTATCGTTGCTGCACTTCCAGCATCATTTGATACCAGTAAAGATTTTATAATAGCCCTAGAATTACTAGGTGCTGTATATAATGTAGTAGCATTTGTTGTAGTTAAATCTACTTTTGCATTTGTATATATGTTAGCCATTAAACCAAGCAAACCTTTCTTGTTCTTGTTTTTGTTCGTTTAAAAATGTAGAATTTAATTGCTCTACAATCAAAGCAATTGCTCTGTTAATTTGTTTTTGGTTAGAAAAGTCGTACTCTTCTTTAGGCTCAGGTAACCTGACTACTACTTTAGCCATGTTTTCCTACAAAATAACAAATTGGTTCAAGAATTTTTCTATATGCTCTACCTAGTAAATGTACCTTGCCTCTTGATTCCTGACGTATGTCTATAGTTCTGTGAACTGCAATGTGTTCTAATATTTTTCTAACTATTTTATTTGTTTCAGCAATTTTAATCAATGGTAAGAATATTTTATGATAACCTTTTTGATATTCAGGTGCTAAACCTTTTGAATGTTTTAACCAAATTTTATTTCTAAAAGATCCAAAGCCATAAGATTGGTTCATCATAGTACAAACTATTTTCCTACCACTACTATTCTCACTTCCTGTTTCGGGATTAAAAGTATCTCTATCTCCTAGATTAGGAGTATTATCTTGTCCAACACTTACACCTGTGTCTTGATTACCAAAACCATCATTAGCATCAGCACCAAAATCTTGACCATCAGCAAAACCATCATTAGCATCAGCACCTAAACCTTGACCACCACCTATGCCAGTTCCCATTGTACCAAAACCAGGTCCATCAGCAGTAAACTCACCTAAACCCATGCCACCTATACCAGTTCCCATTGTACCATAGCCAGGTCCGTCAGCAGTAATTTCACCTCCACCTAAATCTTGACCACTACGCATTGTACCATAGCCAGGTCCGTCAGCAGTAATTTCACCATTATCAAAATTAAAACCTTCTCCTTGATAATCTGTTGCATAAACACCTCCTAATTCAGGGACACCACCCGCATCTTCAAGAGTTGCTCCTCCTCCTATAAAAGTTCCATCACCTCCACCTAAACTTCCAATACCACCGCCGCCATCACCACCACTAGGTGGTATATAAACAATAGGTTTTTTAGTTTCTTCTTCTTCTTTTTTTTCTTCAGGTGTATCTGATGAAGTATCAGGATAATTAAAGTTAGTAAAAGGTTGTGCTAAATATCGTTTTACTAATTCTGATAAACTTAATTTTTTTTCCATTATCTACGTCCATCCGGTTGTATGTCAATTCTTAATGTACCAAAGCGCCAAGATTCACTAACATCTGTATTTTCTATTTTAATATTAACAAACCTGCCTCTGGCTCTTGTATCCTTTTTATCAGTACTTGAGTTAATTGTAAAGGGACTTAAACTTGTTGTTGTATCTGATTGTTGAGGATATCTTTTAACAGCTAATGTTACTTTTGCATTACCTTGTAAATCTTTAAAATCTGGTACAAATCTTCTCATGGCTAAAAATATTTCACCTGAAATACCTGGTCCTGTTGATTTACCTTGTGCATTTTGTTGTTTAGATTGTATATCAAAGTCATATGATTTTACAAATGAGGTAACTGTTGTTGTACTACCATCTGCATTAACTTGATCAGTTCCTATTTCATGTTCAAATAGTGTTGTTTGACCTAAACCATCTTCACCTATAACTTCAGGGAAACTACCTGTTGCTGAAGAATTAAATTTTGTACCAAAAGGTTTTGGATATACAGTTGAATCTATCCAAGAAGTTCTAGCTTCTGTTCCAATATACCAAACACCACCTTTCATTGCTTCACCATAATTAAATACTACATATTGATCATTATATGCAGAATTAGTTGATGGATAATACCAAACAACTTCTGTAAATTGATTATTTAAACCTGCACATATTTGTTGACCTTTAGTTGTATCTGCTTGATCATAAACATAATCTTCAACAGAACAAGGTAATGATTTAACTGTACCATCAAACATAAAGAAACCATTTGGACTCATCCAAAAAGCAGCACCATCTATTTCAACAGCTGCATTTTTACCAATCAATCCACAGTTAGTACCTACTTGTTCAAACCCAAATGTAAAAGGTGAACCAATAAATTTCATAGTATACAATGCATTATCTGTCCAAACTAAAATAGATTCTTTAGCTTTTAAAGCTCCTATAATTTTTGTACCATCTTGCAATCGTTGTGATCCAGCTGAGTTAATTGAAGTAGGTGTATAGTCATTTATATCTTCTTGGTCCGAAAATCTTATGAACATATTATCTTGTGTTGCAGTATCACCAATTGTAGTTTCGGTTCCAAGATGAATTAAGTGACGTGTTGTAGGTGATACTAGTGTAACTCTTGTTGCTGTTGGATTAGCTGATGTAGAAAAACCAGATGTAGTTGTTGATGCTCTAGTTGTTAATCTTGCAGCATCTCCAGCGTTCCATGTAAAAGTTTTACCATTAGCAATTGTTCCAACTAACACTTGACCAAAATTACTTAAACTCCAGAGGCCTGGTTCCAGACTCACTTCTGATGCTGAAGAGGCTTCACCCCAATCAACAAAGTCAGCAGCATTAGTTACAGTTGCACCACTTGAATGTGCAGCTCTTGTTGAACCATCTACAGCTCTTGTAATACCTGTTAAATTATTTGTTGATACACCTGTGTAAGAAATTAATTCTGTACCTATTTGTATTCTACCTGCTGCAGGAAAACCTGTAGCAGAAGTTAAAGCTATATTAGATCCTGATGTACCACTAGTATTATCTGCTAGTGTTCCATTTAAAGTATTTTGTAAAGCATTAGAAACTATTCCATCCCATTCTGATATACCCCAACCATAACCATAAGACTGAGCAGCAGGACCAACAGGTTCATAAGGTATAACAGAACATGCACCGCCTCCAGCAGCACCTGTTGTAGTTTGTGTACCTGTTACAATTGCAATTAAAGATGAAGTAACTTTAGTTACTTGAAATAGTTTATCTTCAAACGCAGCATCAGTTAAACCAATACCACTTGGTACAGTTACATTATCTAATAAAATTATATCACCTGATTGTAGATTATGTGCTGAAGAAAATGTTAGAGATACTTCTTGTGTTGCATCTTGAGCAGACATTACAACACTACTAATTGTAGATTTTACAGGAGTAACATCATATAATTGTCCTTCAAAATAAATAAGTAAAAACTTATCTGTTCCAATAGCAACATATCTATTACCTTGTAAATCAACAAAAGCAAATTCACGTCTTGCAACACTAACAATAGTGTCTGTGACTAACGAAGACCAACCACCGACTTTTTCAGGTAGTCCATATCTAAATCTAGTATTATCACAATCAACCCATCTATTTTCTGCACCAGATTCGGTGTCTTGTTTGTCGATTCCCGGTAAGACTTTAAAGTCAATTAGAGCCATGATCCGTGCTCCTATATGTTGTCTTTATAGATCCAGCCTCTTGTAGAGTTTACATATACCAAAGTAAATGCAGCTCCATTTGTGGATACTGTTAAATTAGCGGCATTTCCTAAAATAGGTGAACTATTTCTATTAATAGTTAAATTGTTAGATCCAAAACCATTTCCACTATCAATGAATGTAACTTCATTTCCTATTGCAGGTGAAGCTGGTAATGTTATTGTAACTGGAGCATTTAAACCTCCACCAGTACCTGTTGTGTTAATTAATAATTGATCACCATTAACTGCAGTGTAAGCTGCAGGTATTGTATAATAGCCCTTGGTTATTGGACCTGAACTAATGTTAGT